GTGAGGTCTGCCAAAATTTTCGCCATATTCTCCTGCCATATAAAAACGGATCGGATACTGACCCTCTACGGGGTCAATGCCTCTATGCGCCTTACGCAGGCGCTTCATGAACTTCTGGAAATGATCATAATGCAAACTCTGGTCACTTGGCAAATTCTCATCGTTATACGTCAACGTTACAAAACAATTGTTTGTATACCTACTTGCCTCGTGCAAACACCTAATCGCCCATTGGCGAGAACGCTCAAGCCGACAACCTACGCACTGACCGCATGGCAGCGTGAGGCTGCGCACGATGTCGTGCCTGGCGCTCTCATAGAAAACAACGTCCCCTGCTGCCGTTTTCCACGCCGATAACGGGTGGAAACAGGGCACGTTACAGTCGCCATCCGCCGCGCATAGGGTTACCACGCATATTAGCGGACTTAGTCCGCATAGAACCCCTACGAAACTTCTTAGCGGCTTTATATTTATTGATTGGTCTGCGACGCATCATATTTATCCCCTTTTGGTGTCACCTAGCACAGTTACATCAAGTAGATCACTGTGCAGGCTCGCCCGAAACGGGCTCGCTAGGTGACGTAACGACCGCTTTAACGGTCTCTTCACGGAGAAGGCCCAATGCCTTCATCTCGTCCTTATTAGCCTCATCTGAGGCAAATTCAACAAAAAGAGCGGGATCATTATCAAATCGACTCCTTATCTTGGCCGGAAGCGCAAGGAAGGAGTCTTGAGCTGCCATCACCGCATTAAGGGCAGACTGATAATCAGTAATCCCGCTAAAATCACCATACTGAGGCTGAACGCTGCCAGCAAATAACTGGCCAGTAACATTAAACTGGCGCAAAATATTATTGATATCGCACTCATCTTTAAAAGACTGCTTAGTGCGACTAACGCCAGTAAATACAAAACGGGAATCAGCACTATTCTGATCCCGATCATAGGTAATTGGATTCTTAACACGACTCATCGCCTCAATCCTTTAATAGCATTAATAACACTATCAATAAGCGGTTTGGCCTGACCAAACTCGCGCCCTAAGTTATTCAAACTTTCTATAGCCGTAACTTCACTCTTTAAAATAGTCGTCTCTTCCTTCAACTTCTTCACCATAGCTTTAAAATGAGCCTGAATATCTGACTGGCTCATATTCTGAGCCTTCATCAAACTAGCTTGTTCACCAAGCATAATCACCATCGCTTTAAGACGATCTTCCTCGGAATCTAAATTCCGAATTTCCTTCTTAAGCTTCTCGACACCCTGTTGCACAAACTCAGACTCGTAACCAACCTTAATAGCCTGTTCGGCCTGCAATGCCGAACTAGCGCCAGCTGTCTGTTGTTGTGCATAACTCTGAACTGCAGGAGTAAAAATATCTGATATCTGAGGCATCTGGGCGGAATACATTGCACCGCCTGGCGTCGTAGCGCCACCTTTCATAGCTGCCAACATAGGGTTAATACCTGCGGCCTTTAAATCACTTACTGACCTCTGATAAGCCGTATTTGACATACGCTCCTGGAATTCCATCTGCTTACTAGCAGCCTCTGCTGTAGCAGCATTGGCCGCAGCTGCGGCAGCCTCTCTAGACTTATTAGCCTGGCTACCACCAAACAATGAAGCTGCTGAACTAATAAATGGCGCAATAGCCGACGCCGCCTTAAACGGCGCCGCTATTACTTTAACCGTATCTAATATACCCATTAGAAATGGTCAATCAATCCAGGCACTGAGTACAACGGCATTGGCCGTGCCTGACGAACATTAAAAAATGCATCAAACAAAAACTGTTTTCCATTAGCATCATCGCCAATAGCTACAATCCGCTCCACTGGAGGCGTATCTTCGATAAACTCATCGTTCAACTGTGGCAGAGTCCCAAAATCTTGGGCCAAATGCCAAGCATCTAATGTACCCGCTGCCGTTGACCGAAAATAACCAGTAATCTGGCTGGGCTTATACCGATACTCAGCCCAGCGCTCCTGATAACCAAATACATCATCATCAGTAGCTGTCCCAGTGCAATAAATTTCTTTATTAAGCACTGCCTGCTCACCAAGTGTTGCAAACGCAGGAAAATAAAAATCATAACGTGTAGACCTTGACCACATACGTGGAAGGCCCTGCTGATA